GGATTCGATGGTGTTATATGTGGCCACATACATCACGCAGAAATCAAAAAGATCAACGGTGTGATGTATATGAATGACGGTGACTGGGTTGAATCATGTACAGCACTTGTAGAACATCATGACGGTCATTGGGAAATCGTAACATGGACCAAGGAGAAGGACAATGTGGATACTGATACTGATAGCAGTTCACGTGAACAATCCTCAGGACGTGCCGGGAAGAATAGAGCTAGCATTCAAGGACCAGATCAGTTGCGAACTAGCATTAACGTCAATGAAGTGGCAGTTAAAGTTTAATAATTTTAAGGTAGAAGGCCAATGCAAACGACAATAAGTGATAAAATTACCATTGTGGTTCCCTGTAAGAATGAGGAAAACTATATTGCATATTTATTAATGCACCTACGTCAGCAATGTATAGGCCACACTAGAATTATCATTGCCGACTGTTCAACGGACAACACACGAGAAGTTATAGAAATAATGAAGGGTGAACTAAATGTTGAGGTTATTGATGGCGGTCCAGTTAGTCTTGCCAAGAACAACGGAGCACGACTAGTTACTACGCCCTACATCTTGTTCATTGATGCCGATGTTCGTTTCTTTAAGACCACAGTTATTCGAGATGCTGTTAATATAATAGAATCAAAGAACTTGGACTTGATAGGTTTAAAAATAAAATGCTATGATCGTGACCCAAGAGCACATCTTGGATTCATTATCTTTAATACTATAAATCATGCTATGAAATACTTCTCACCTTTTGCTGTGGGAGCATTCATGCTAACACGTAGAGATCGTTTTGAAGAATATGGTGGCTTCCCAGAACAGATGTCTACCAGCGAAGACTTTTTCTTGAGCCGCAAGTACAGTCCTAAAAAGTTTAAAATTGTTCGACACCACTTCGGTCAAGACAGTCGCAGGTTCAAGAAGATGGGCTATATGGGTATGGCCAAGTACCTAGTCAAGAACTTTGTGAATCGCAACAACAAGAAGTACTGGGACAGTTTAGACAATAGCAAATACTGGAGTTAACATAGAGACATTATTTAAGTATAGTCTCAAGCCAAGGTTTACAATTTTCCCATGTAGTGAATACATGTGCCACACCTCCAACTGTTTCCCACTCTTGACAATTGCTGTGACGGTCATCAATTAAGATATCGCCCGGGTTCTTGCAATGTCTCCATTTGTCATGACTGAATGGTCCGATAGTGACAGGCACACCTGGGAAATGCTCAAGTGCCCACATGACTTTGTCACTAGCAGCTAACGGCATACTATAGTCGTGTGGTAGTGCTGTGAGGAAACGCAGATGGTATTGGGGATTGCGTTCAGTGTATGCTTTACACATATCGACTAATTCGTGTGCGCCTGTCATCAAGGGCAAATTGCGATAGAATCGCATGTCGTCTTTAACTCTATCCCATTCTTGTTGCGGAATACGCTCGCCATTCTTGTCCCAACGCTTTTTAAGAACTTGTTGTGCTTGGCCGTGCCAATCTGCAACAACATCGTCCATGTCTAAGTATATGTTCATACTGTATTATAGTACGTTTATTGGGCATTGTCAACGGGATAAGTAATCAATGAATATAATAATCTATACCCTAGTGATGGTACAAATCACTATAGCCTGTGTCACCTTGTATTTGCACAGAAGCCAAACACACAGAGCTGTACAATTTCATCCAGTGGTTAATCACGTTATGCGAGCCTGGCTTTGGTTCACAACAGGCATGGTTACTCGTCAATGGGTAGCCATACATCGCCGACATCATCAACGTTCGGATCAAGAGGGCGATCCACACAGTCCACAAATCTACGGCATTTGGCGTGTGCTGTTCGGTGGAGCATTGCTTTATCACGCAACCAGCAAAGACACTGTCATGATTGACTCCTTGAGCAAGGACTGCCCTAATGATTGGATTGAACGCAACCTTTACTCCGCACACAGTCGCTCAGGTATTCTACTAATGCTGGTCATAGACCTATTGCTGTTTGGACCGTGGGGGCTTGTAGTGTGGGGTATTCAAATGATATGGATTCCGTTCTGGGCCGCTGGAGTAGTCAATGGTGTAGCACATTGGGTTGGTTATCGCAACACCGATACCAAAGACACCAGCCGTAACATCATTCCTTGGGCTGTATGGATTGGCGGGGAAGAACTGCACAACAATCATCACAGTGATGGTGCCAATGCCAAGTTCAGCCAGAAGTGGTATGAATTTGATCTAGGTTGGATGTACATCTGCATCTTGCGATTCTTTAAGTTAGCCACAGTTAGATAAAGAAAAAGCACCCGAAGGTGCTTTTCTTTTACCACTATATATTGCTCTACGAGCGTATATTATTTCTTCACGCCGCTGTTAACAAATGAATACATTTTTTCGGCGGTTTCTAGTACTTTATCTAGACCTGGGAAACTTGGCATTTCTACGGTACTAACGATCTGACCAGTCTTCTCATCGCGAGTAGCAGTCATTTCCCAGCCTTGGAATTTGGCATGGAAGTCGTCTTGTACCAGGCTCTTGGCCATGCCCAAGATGTCTGTACGGATTTCGTAGCCGTTCTTGTTGAATTTAACTTCTGGTAGCTTTGGTGCTGTAAAAATTTCTGACATAATAATCTCCTGTGTGTTAATGTCTGTTGCTAACAACTACTTCTTTTTCGCTGTTAGTTTATTATATATGCTCTGCGACAGAAAAGCAACTTATTTTCCGAACTTTTTTACTCGTTCTTTGATAAGGCCTACCACTTCGTCACTGAGCACTACTTCATAGTGGTTGTATTCAACTTCCACTAATTCCATATCAGCATGATGTCGTTGACTGCTGATAGTTACTACTCCATCGTTGGCTTCGTGCATAAAAGGGCTTTGTCCTTTTACAGTCACAATGTTAGTCCAAGGATGTTGTATCTTAATCTTACTGGCCTGCTTCATTACCCATGAACTGGGCCCAATGTCACGCATGAGCCTGCTGAATGGCAAAAAGTACTGAGCATAGTCTGCCACTTCGGCACCACCATATGGTGTGCTTAAGGTAACAGCACCCTTGACTGAGGTGGGCATGGCATTGGCCAAATGTAGGCTATAGATACCACCTAGACTATGCGCAACAAACACTAGATCCTCGTGCCCTTCTAGTGTAGACTGCATGTCTTTTAGGTTGTTTTCAAACCCATTTCGACTATCATAGTTAAGGTCTAGGCCATCGCCCAGTTTACTCTTGATATAGTTGAAGCTTTCGCTAGTGGCATTGGCACCGTGTATATACACTAATTTCATGCCAGTATTTATTAGCTTAGAACCAGCCGCGGAATTCACTGGTAAGATCAATAGGATGCACTTCCCATCCGTGATCTTTCCAACGTAGCAACATTATTACAGTGTCTAACAAGTTCATGTTAGTTTGTGTATACAGCTTTGGCTTCTTCTATGCGGCCTTGACGAGCAAGACTTGCGGCAGCACGGGCTTGCCCAAATGCTTCTAAAAATGACCAGATTGCGTTAGTGATTGTTTTCATAGATAATTCCCTTTTTGAGAGTAGTTGAACTCGCGAACATAGTTTTCGAGTTGAGCGGCATCGGTAATGCCTTTGGTGCTTAGATAATGATCCAAGCGGCTTTGGTAGTTAGTTGCTGGGAACATTTCACTTAAACGTTCCATAATGGCTAACATTTGATCTGATATGTATTTCATTTCATTTTCCTGTGTGTTTGTAGCAACTCATGGTTTCTACTGAGTATTTATCTATTGTATGCTGCAACCGCACAAAAAGCAACCTATTGACAACCATTTAGTGTTTAGTTATACTATAACTCGATTGAGTTAAATACGTGATGGGAAACAATTTATGAAACTTCGTACCAGATCAATTCTACAAGAACTTAATGAAATTGCCGAAGTACGCAACACGGATTCGTTGATCGAAAGCCGTGCTACCAACATCATTAATTCTGCTATTAATCTGTTGGAAAGCATACACAAGCACTATGACGCTGAATCAGCGGATGAGCTTGAGCGCAGACTTATTAATGCTATCAAAGGACAAGATCCCAGTAAATTTACCCGTGGTGTACGAAGATTAGCTGAATCACGTAAGGCCAAAAGAAAACTAGAAGAATCCAATCACAATGAGTAATCTATTCGAAGGCGGCAATGTTTTTAAAACTGCCGATAAAAAATCACTAACACAGCGCATTGCTACCAAAGACGTGCCAGCCACTGTTGACTTTATTGAAAAAATTACAGGCCTAGACTTTACAAAAGAATTAGATCCAGATGACAAGAAGCCAGTCAAGTGGCTAGGTACTACTGGTCGTAAAGAAGATCCAGATGGCACCTTTGACCTAAACAGTTCTGGTGATTTGGATCTCAGCGTAGATGCTAGAGAAATCTCCAAAGAAGAATTGATTGCCAAATTAGCAGACTGGTGCAGAACCAATGGTGTTCCAGAAGAAGAAATTTTCAACCAAGGCACAAAGAAAACTGACGGATGGATCAAGGATGCCGGTGATAACGTGCATTTTAGAACTCCTATCAGTGGCAGTCAAACCAACGGCTTTGCGCAGTCCGATTTCATGCTCACAGTAAATCCCAAGTTTCAACAGGGCTCAATGATTGGCGGCAAAGGACAATACAAAGGCGAACATCGCCACATTGTGCTGAGCAGTCTTGCTCGCGCAAGAGGTTTCAAATACAGTCCCAAGTTTGGACTGCTACACGGGGACACCAACGAACCAGTGCAAAACGGCGATGACTGGAATGTGATCTCAAAACAGTTGTTGGGTCAGACAGCTTCAATCAAAGATGTCAAAAGTGTGGATGCCATCATTGCCTACATCATCAAGTTACCCAATTATGATGAGCTGGTGGCAGGTGCAAGAGAAACACTGGGCAAACAGGGCATAGAGCTACCTATCAAAGAAGCTTTTGAAAGTTATGTGCCGGGCAGCAATGCTTGGATGCGTAGAATGATTAATATTGTAAAATGAGAGCATTTGAATTCCTAACTGAAGCTGAAGCACCTCCTGCCAAGAAAGTTGGCAGAGAGTTCAATCACCTAGAAGACAAGGTGTTTGCAGAAGACAATGGTGCAATTAAAGTCGTACAAGCCCTAAAAGCTGTAGCCAAACCCGAAACCAGCATCACAATCAAATGGGATGGCAACCCCACAGTGTATTGGGGACGTGATGATGACGGCACATTCCGCATGGTGGGCAAGAACAACTGGGGTCGTAAGGAAGGCAAAAGCTCTAGTCCAGACGAACTGAAATCGTTTATCATGAGTCGTGGCAAGGGAGAAGACTGGCGACCCAAGTTTGCCAGCGATATGGCAGCACTGTGGCCTGTGTTTGAAGCAGCCACTCCCAAAGACTTCCGTGGCTATGTCTATGGCGATATCTTATTCCATCCAGGCAAGCCCTACGAAGGTGCAGATGGTAAAATTAATTTTACCCCAAATCAAACCACTTACAGTGTTAGTGTTAAAAGTTCCTACTATCAGAAATTAATCAAGGCAGAAGTAGCAGTGGCCGCCCATAAACAGTTCGAAAATTTTGGTGATACCTCTGGCGAAGACTTTGCCAATCCAGAAAAGTTTTCAACAACTCCAGAACTAGCAGTGTTTGGTTTGACCGCAGTTAGTTATAGACCAGCAGTCGGCGCAGACAATCTTGCCAAGATCGAAGCCTTGGCTAAGAATCAACAAGCCATTAATAAATTGTTAGCACCTGTTACAGGCATGAGCTACTTGCGCGATGAGATTTACAAATTTGTCAATACCCAGTCAAAAGACAAGCAGCTGGACAATATCAACACCGATGCTTTCCTAGCCTTTGAACAAAAGACACCTGTAAAAGCAGCTAAGATAAAAGCTCACAGTGATGCACATCCAACAGTAATGGACACAATGTTTGAGCTAGTTCGTGAGATTATGGCAGCTAAAGACGAAGTTATTCGTGAACTTGACGCATCGGGCGGTGATATAGAGCAAAACACCAAAGGCAAACCCGGTGGCGAGGGCTATATCATAGGCGGCGACAAATATGTGCCACGGGACCGCTGGACTCCTTTCAGAGCCGACTAAAATCAGCTGTATCGGCGTGATTTTTCCAATCCAATATAAATACTGTATAAGAATCAGGACGGTTCTTATATATTGCCGGTCCCGGAGCGGGATCATTGATAAGGAGAAAACATCATGGCATCAGTAACAAGAGTAAACCCAGTAAACCCAGTAATAGCTACGGCTCTGGTACAAAAGACATTTCAACAGACAGTATTCAAGTATGTATTGAGCGGTGGCGGTGGAGCAATTGCTCTAGTAGCAGCAACAGCACCACCAGTAACTGACGAAATTGGTACAACTAGTTCTGTATTTCAAGTTAAGAGCGATGGTCTAGCTATCATCACTTACGGCGACAGACACGCACTAGACGTCAACACATTAGCTACCCGTGTTGGTCGTATCATTGGTGCTGGTTCTTTAACAGGTACAGGCGTGTGGACATTCACAGCAACAGGTACACTAACTGTAACAGAGCCTACAACATTGTTCGCACTGTAATAGTTTTTTCTCAGGGATGGGAAGCACTAAGGCACCTTCGGGTGCTTTTTTGTTGGCTGGCAAATCACGAGTGTAAATAGTAGCACATTATGGCACGCTATCAAGTTATCACTCTCGTGGACATTACTAGAACTCACGCTAGTAGATATGAAACTGACAAAATAAAATTAGGTCAACAGGCCAATTTCAACGCCCTCCAACAGGCCATTGGTCTGCGCAGTAACTTTGTTTTTATCGCAGACCCACAGCGTCACGACGGAATCTTACCACGAGATCTAGATGGCCGAGCCACTTACTGGACTTGGAACTTTGATACAGAGCGTGATAGTGTTTTCCTCAAAGGCCAAGACCCAGTTGGCTTGTTAATTGACGATATCCATGGTGTTCCCGTTACCGGTCAACTAAATAATTCAGTTGATATAGATCCGGCAGCATTTATCAGCAGGGGTGATCGTGCAAACATTTGGATATACGAAATCACACAAGCGGGATAAATACAATTTAACAGGCAAAACACACTAGGCAGTCTTACACTTAGGCACATGGCTCGGAGCGAGCACTTGACTTAACATACAAAGGATAATAGCCTAATGGCCACAAAAGAAGCAGTAGCACAATTGGCTGCACTACCTGAGCGGGTAGCTGTAGTTGAAACCAAAGTAGATCAAATAGAAGAAAAACTTGACGAACTCAAAGTAGGCGTCAGAGACATGCACGACTGTCTGGATAATACTCGTGATCTATTAACAACTAGACTGAAAGAAATGTCTGATGATTCTAACGTCCAGCATGAAGCACTTTCTGCCAAAATAAACGATCTAGAAAGAGTCAAAAACAAGTACACAATGTATGCCATGGTTGGCCTAGCGTTTGCAGCTGGTGCCGGTTGGATCAATGCTATTAATTTTCCACATGTACTCAAGTTCTTGGGACTGTAATCCGAGAACACTTAAATAAGGGCCATAGGTCCTTTTTTTATGACTAACATTTCTAAACGTCTAGAGCAAGTAGTTAGTTCTGCACAAAAAAAATTAATTGAAAAACATCAAATTCTTCCAGTTAAAGTTGCAGAGGGAATCCTTGTGGGTGATGTGGTCATTGTCAGCGAAGGCACGGTCAAACACCTTAGATATAATAACACCTGGCTCTACAAAGACATTCACCTAAATGCAGCAGCCATTCGCCTGGCCAATATGCTGGCTGTGAACAAACTGTCAATTCACGCTGATAAACTGCATAGGGCCGATCAGGAGTATGGCCGCTGGTATCATGATAGTCAAATGTTGAGAGCGCAGTTTCATAAAGCGCAGCTCAAACATGATCACGACCGTGCAGATACCCTGTGGGCC